AATACACGTGGGTTAAAAGAATTATGTATGTATATATCAGAGTGCTCTCTTATGTATACAAAATATATAGCTAATGATAATAATTATACCGCAGATTATAAGATATTTAGGCATGCTGTCTATAAGGATGGTAAAACATATTTTGTGCCAGTTTATTTTAAATCATATATTGATATATTGAATTCGGAACAACCACAAATCATGTGTTTGATATTAACGTTATTTAACATACGTAGAGCATTCTTATATTCTGATAATATGAAGATTACAAAGACTGATTTAACAAATATGTCAACTAAAACTATAACTAACTTAGATAGTAATGATATATATCTTATATCTAATTTCATTAATAACTTAGTTACTATGAGAGAATATAAAAAACATGTATACTCTCATAATAATTATGAATTTATGTCTAATAAATCATCTATGTATTCACTTCCATTAAATATATCATATTTGCTAGAAGATAGTAATTTTGATAAATTAGATTTAAGTGACATAGATAGATTATGTAAATCTTATAAACTTGATTCAAAAGCAATTTTAACTAAATTATCTGATAAAAATAAGATATATGTAGCTAATGAATATGATGGTAAATTATCTGTGATAAGAGATAAGAATTATAAGAAACGTATAATATGTAATACCAATTATACTAATCAAATACGACTTAAACCATATCACAATTATATAATGTCTATATTAAAAACAATATCTGCAGATAATACATTCACACAATATAATTTTAATAAGAAGAGTAAATTTTATCACTGCTCTGATTTGAGTGCAGCTACTGACGTATTTCCAATGTATGATTTCCTATCAATGATAAATAATGATGTGTTAAATCAAATTATTACTATATTTAATAGTAATTCTAGGATATATAACCATTCTTATAAAGAGATAGTAAATTATGTAAATGGTTTACCTATGGGGATTTATTCATCTTGGTCAGTGTTTACTTTATTCCATCATAGTATATTATATTTGTCATATGTACAATGTTATGGTTATCTAGAGGTCAAAGAATTTATAAGAATAAGTAGTTCATACTATAATCTTTTAGGAGATGATATTGTTATTTATGATGAAAAATTATCGCATCAATATAATATTAATATTAATAAATGTGGTGTTAAAGTTAATCATACTAAATCATATACATCTAATAAATTTGTAGAGTATGCAAAAACTTATGTATATAATGGTAATGATATTTCACCCTTACCTATTATTAAATTCATTAATACAAGTAATGATACGTCTTTATATATTAATTCATTTTTAAATTATACGAGAGAGTATATATATCACTCTGATATGAAAAATATTAATTATCTTTTTTATCATGTTAGTAAATGTATATATAAACGTCGTAATATAAATGCTAATGATTATAAAGCCATATTATCTGCTAGTGTTTATGATATAGTACATGGTAAAACTCAATCATCATTACTTAATAATTTCTATCAAATGTCTATGTTATATTATTGTAAATTAAACAATAATTATGATGCTTATATTGCACGTTATTATAAACTTCCATTTACTGTTAATAATGATATGCTATCTTCAGCTATGATAAATTATTTTTATGATAATCTTACATATATATTAGAAGAATATAATAATAGTTTAGATTTAATAACTAATGTAAGTTATAATAAACGCTTACATAATATTGTAAATAAATCACGATTATTATTAAATGAATATTACCAGAAATTACAAAATGAAGGGAATATTACGATAGAAAA